CTAACACATAAGTATAACGTTTCTCCTCAAGAAACATCGCATAATCATTTTACTGATAGCGTTGTTTTGGAATTTGGATTGACTTTATCAATACAAGAAAGTTATCATACTCACAATGTAGATAGTTTAGATTTATTACAAGCCAGTAGCTTAATAGTAAATGATACTGTTCATTCAAGTAATGTTGATGATTTATCTTTAAACTCAAATTATGGATTAGCCGTTCAAAAAGCTAGTCATGGAAGTACTTCTGATAATATTGTTTTAGATTCTAAATATAATTTAGTAGCAAACGATACTGAGCATAGCAGTTCTGTTGAGGGTGTTACATTAGAGCTTAATAACGTATTAGTAGTAAGTGATTCTAATCATCTTAATAATGCCGACTCAGTAGTGCTAACTCATAAATATTTGTTAGTGTCTAATGATTCTTTTAATAGTAGTGAATCTGATAATGTTGTACTATCATTTGGTATATCAATATTGATTAATGACACTCTTCATTCAAGTAATGCAGACAATGTTGTTGTAAATCATTATTATATATTAAATATATCTAATACTAGTCATAGTAGTGATTCTGATAATGTAATCTTAATAAGTAGTTATGATTTAATTATAAGCGATGCTTTAAATACTCATACTGCTGATAATGTTACTTTTTCTATTGGTTCTACTAATATTTATTTAGGTGATATTGCAATTAACAAAATGTATTTAGGTAACAATCTAATAACAATAAAATAAAATTATGAACATAGTACAAAGAATAGGTAGTGCCATATCTACGGGATTTGCTTCTTACACAGAAGTTACGAACTCTCAAGGTATAGAGCAGAACCCAATGTTGAAGTCCTTAGAGTCAATGAATACTAGACCGCGATATAAAGCGGTAGACGGTATTGAGTATTTGACGTTTGGTGCTTCTGATGATGTTGATATTATGATTGATAAGTTGATGTATAAATCAGCAACTCATTCGGGTATCATAACTAAGAAAGCAAAAATGATTACTGGTTCGGGCTTATCTGTTAATTCTGAATTAATAGGTACAAAGAACGCTAGACTAAACACTCTTATAAAACACGCAGGAGGAGCGAATGTAGGTTTATATGAACTTATAACTAAAGCTTCTTTTGAATACACTAAGAGTGGTGCGGTAGGGATTATAGTTGACTATGGTACTCCAAGAGAAGGTAAGGCTATTCCTGATGGAATAGTTAAGTTTACTGTTGTACCTTCAAGAGCAATGCGTTTTCAAAGACCCGATGATAGCGGTGTCTTTACGCATATGATTTACAAAAAGTCATTTAGAGCAGGAGCGCAAGTACCTCCTGCCGAAGCAATTCCTTTATTCGATCCTTTTGGTTCTGAACAAAGACAGTTTTTATATATTAAGAACCCATATACAACCTTAGATAGTTATGGATTGCCAAATTGGATTGGTGCTTTTAATTTTATTGAAGCAGACTATGAGTTTGGTAGACAAATAGAAAATAGTGCTAAGAATGGATTTACTCCTAGAACACATATCACAATGATAGGTCGTAACATGAGTAAAGACGAAAGAAGGACTGCGGCTACAAATATTCAAGACAAGATGTCGGGTAGTACTGCTGACCAAATATTAGTTTCATTTGTATCTAGGGAAAGTGAGAAGCCTCAAATAGATACTTTAGATTCTACTAATCTCGATAAAACTATCGAAACCATGAGTAGATTAAATGATGCTAAGATATTAACGGCTCATAACATTACATCTCCAACATTATTTGGTGTAATGACTACTGGGCAAACTATGGGAGGAACTGGGACTGAAATGATAAGTGCTTTTAACTTGTTTAAGGCTACTGAAATTATTCCTGATAGGAAAGTACTCTTAGATTCTTTTAGTGCTTTATTTGACATTACTGAGCTTGTGAATGTGGAACTAGAAATAGTTGAAGAAGACATAAACGTTGATTTTAAAACTAAACCCGTAGAAGGCGGTAATGTTAAAGATAATCCAAACGCTAATGTAAAGAAGAGCGATAAAAAAACTAAGGAATAATGGCAGATACTTTATTTATAAACGAGGATTTTTTTAAGAAGAATATATCTCACAGACAAACATTTAATTCTAGCCAAGTTATATCTACAATTAGATTAATTCAAAAAACTAATCTTATTAGTATAATAACATTGCCAGTTTATGATAACTTTCAAACTAAAATAAATGATGTGGTTATTTTTAGCGATGCAGAATCTAGCTTATTTAATTCTATTCAATTATTTTTAGCAGTTAAGACTGCTGAAGAAATGTTATACGCTGCTCCTAATGATGAAAGGGATAACAAAGACGGTGCGTCTTTAGCTTACCACAACAAATCAGTCTTATTAGAGGCTAGAATGGTTAGAGACATAAACAGAGACGCTACACTTTTGGCTTTAGCTCAAAGTGGTGCTGATGAATTTGATGACGAAGAAATGGATGTTCAAGGTGGATTCTATTTTGGGTAATTTATAATATAGGTGATAAGGGGGAGTTTTTTGTTGTTCTCCCCCCACCTTTTATTTCATTTTATTACAAGTTATACAATAAGTACTACTTCCGTTTCTATTAACATTCGTTCTGTAATTAGGTTTTTCACAAGAACAATGATTCTTCTCATAATAAGCTTTTCTTTTAGCTTTATTAAATTGCTGAATTTCCATATCTCTAGCTAGTTCTAATTTATCTTTTTCAGTAAACTCCTCTACTGTAACTTCGTACACTAAGTCTTTAACTATATTTGGATGAACTCCAAACAATGTTTTACTAGGATTATTTTTAATTTCGTCCAAGTTACTAGCTAATCTTTCCTTGACTTTAATTGTATCAAACAATATGATTCTATTCTTATTATAAATACAAGTCAAATCCTTTCCGCTTTTAAATGTATCTTTCTTCCAACGGAAAAATTTATCGTCATACAGGCTTTCTTCTATGTAAACACTATCCTTACCGTCAACATCGTGAAAGGTAAAGAATAGGTTTAACATGTTTTTTACTTTAAAATTATCCATATCACATCATTGTCGCATATTTACTATAATTCAAAACTTAATATTTGAGAAGAATAATTGTCTTCGTAAAACTCATAGTTAGCTAATGCTTTATTTATTTTATCTTTACCTCTATCTAAAAAGTACTCTGAAGTTGTAAATACTCCAATATCATAAGGCTCAACTGTTTGTACTACTACAAATATAAATTCTTTACCATTCATTGCTTGAGTTAATCTAGCTTGAATATCATATCCGAATGTATCTGCATCCCATTTGAATTTATCTAATGGTTTGCTCGTTGTTTTTAAATCAACTGAATTAAATGGAGCGTCATAATCTATAATGGCTAATGCATCAAAAGGAGTATCAAAATCTGTAACTTCTCCTCTAATAGTTTTCTCAGCTTCACCGTCTGTAAAGAATGAATCTATAACCCCAAGCATACACGCTCTATCATAAATACCTTCAGCAGTTTCAAGTAAGCTATTTGATATTAACTCTCTGCCTTCAGCTAATTGTGTTTGAATATCTTTCCATTCACTATACTTTTTAGTTGAAGTAGGTCTTGCACCACCAATCTCTTTTATTATATCTGAATCATCAAGAATAAAATATCTTTCATCAAATTTATCTCTCTCAAGAAACAGAGTGTGAACCAACGTACCTAAATCCATTGCCGAACTACTATACCTAGCTTTATTTAGATATGAGTTAAACGCTCCAAGACTTACTGTTAACTTCTTTAGTTGTGAGGGAGAGAAATAATCCCTCCCATGCTTTAATTTTAATTTTTCCATATTAAATATTTTTATAAAATTTATCTTCTAAAAACTTCATGTAATCTCTATTGCTTATTTTGTACATTACATCATCTTCTTTACATTTCATGATATGTTGTATAGTGCCTGCAGGAGTATATGTTGTCTTAAATAGACTTACATTTGTATTACCACAGTTAGGGCAAGAATACTTTTCTTCTCCATTAAACACTCCGAAATGAACTTTGTGTCCCATGTATTTTCTAAGCTTATAATAAATCTCTTCTGTTGTTACAATATCACCAATATTATATTGTAACATCTTCTGAAGATACTCTTTTTGTTCTTCAGGAGTTCCGTCTTCAATCATTTCCCACATTAATATACCTTCGTGAGATTTCTTTAATGTTAATCCAAAGAACTTAGCAATAAAAGCCATTGAATAACTAGGTAATCTAAATAATCTCTTGGTTTGTTTCATTATATCAAAAGATTTAATGTAACTATTGTAAGTCAGATTATGTTTCGCGGCGCGTCCTGCAACCCATCTATTATCGAACCTATCATTATTCTGACCTATTACCATGTCGCATTGGTTAAAATGCTCTAAGAACACCTTTAACATAGATTCATCGTCTTGATACTCATCCCAAGTTAGTTGATGAACTTTATCATCTCCTAAATATTTCCAACAAATAGAAATGATTCTAGGGTCTTTAGTTATCTGAGTATGATTAATATATTGTTTTCCAGTCCACCAAAATTTACCTTCGGCTCTACTTGTTTCAATATCATAAACCATTATCTTAGCATTTTTAGGAATTTCTCCTGATATACCAATCTTCTTTGCCCAATCTCTAATAGTTCTTTTATTAACATTAAAATATTCAGCAAGTTCTTTCTGTATTTCAAGTCTACCTTTGCTTTTGTCTTGATACCCATATCTAATTAAATCTAAATCATCGGGTGATAAGTTTTTAAATAATACTTTACCTCTAGCCATTGTTTCTTTCTATTAATTTATTAATTTGATTAGTCGTTAATCTTTGTGCTGATAAGTTTTCTTTTTGAATCCACAATCCTCTTTTTGATAATTGATAAATAATGTATGCTCCAAATGTCTTAAACTGGACGACTTTTAATTTTACTCTTTTCAGTTTTCTCATATTGCTTGAACCTCTATTTTTACTCATTTTAATAGTATTTGATTATTTTCTAAATAGACATCTTGATAATGACTATCCTCTAATTGTATGTTCTTCAACTCTCTTGATATGTCTTCGATATAGAATACGTCTTTGCTTTCGCCTTTCTCTGCTCTCCTAATGTCTTTGACTGAATCAATAATTGCGGTTGATGTTACCATACTAAAATAAGTGTATGCTGAAGCTGAATCTTTTTCATAACGCCATACTTTTAATAATAGCATATCTACTATTCGTGGCTTAATTATAAATTCTACCTCAAAATCATTATACCTGTATTTGATTCCTCTCTTGTACACTGAAACATCTGCAAATAGCAATATTGCTTTTCCTAATCCTTCGGTGTACTTTCTGTCAGTTAAAGTCTTCTCGACCTCATTCTGAATTATTTTTTTATTTAACACCATATTATAAATCTAATGCGTCCATTATATTAGTAATCTCATGAAGATTTAATTCTATTTCCTTCATTGGATATTTAGATTCTTTACAAATATTTTTAGGGCTTATTTTTTTGCCTTTAGCATCTAAACTTTTTAATGCCCTTGTTATATCTGAGACAAATCTGTTATTATCATTTCTTTCTAAACTCATATTAAAAGTATTTTCTGTTATTACCTAATCTTCTTCTTGAACACTTCGGACAACCTTCACCGTCTGTAATGTGTGCTGATTTTCTTTTATAGAAAACTCCATGTATTTTACATATTATAGGAATTTTACATTTAAAAGTAATCTCGTCATCACTTTTAATTAGACTGTAATCGTATGCTTTTTTACCATGAACAACACTACTTTGATAAATCAAATAGTCTTTACGATTGACAACTTGTACACCTTTAGGCGACTTCATTCTTTTTACTTTGTCAAATCTAATTCTATATGTTATACCGTTATTGTCAGTCCCTAGTAAGTAAATTATACGCTTTCCGTTCTTTCTACCTAAGATAACCTTATGGTCTAGTAAGCTATATCTTCTAGCGTACCTCTCAGCTATTTCTCTTTGTTCTTTAGATATACCTAATTTCTTTAATACCCCCATCTCTCTGTATCTTGAGTAAAGAATTTACCTGCGATATTATAGTTTAGATATTCTTCGTTAAACAGAACATGAGTTTTAAATAAATGATATTCTTCTAGGTAGGTTAAGTGTTTGCTATTTAAAGCGAAATATAATATAGTCCTAGTAAAAGGTTCTTTGTTGGCTATTTTATCATTAACAATTTTATTGCTTGATGTGTATGTTTTCCAATCACTTTCTTTTTGTACTATTTCATATCTCTTTAGCCTTTTATCTTTCAGTTGCGCTATCTCTTTTTTTCCGAACCTTCTTTTTCTATTGGTTTTGAAATTCTTTTTACCAATATACTTTGTCCCGTCATCGAACATAATTAGATAAACGAAGCCGTGATATTCATCAGGCATTTCTGTAAATTCTGAACCCATATAAGTCCAATTACTTAAATTCAATTTTTTCTTGCTCATTGTTTTCTTTTTTTTCTAAATATTCGTCCGTTTGTATATCTCTTGAAAATAGTTTATTTCCAAATTCATCCTTCTCGTAAAACCTAGAACTGATATAGTCGTAGAATAAACTTATTCTACCAACTTGCCCCATTATCTTAGGTTTAACTTTTAGTATCTCAATTATAGTTTCATTACGCTCATACGGTTCATTTGTATCGGGATTTATTAATTCTATTGGAGGTCGCCATAATGACATTACCATAAATCCTTTCCTACTCCACATCATTCCACCCATTGTATCAAAGAAAGTAGGTTGAGGATAGTACAACATTGTAGTACCGTCATCTTTTTTCTTTGACAACATCTGCATTGCTTTTGTATGAATAGCTATAAACGTATGAATATTTTTCTCAGAACTAAACTTACGTACTCTTGTAAGAAAAGAACCTAAAGCAATATCATCTCGATATCCTTCGGGATTAATATTTAATTCAACTATCGGGTCTATAACTATTGAGTTTATCTTTATATCATCTTCTTTCTCTATATCTTCAACTGCTCTGAAAAAACTCTCAGCAGTTAAATCTTTTAATCCACTATCAATGATATAAAAGTGTTTGTTTAAAAACTTATAAGCATCCTTCACCTCTTTTTCCGAAGCGTTCGGAATTGTAGGTATATCATGTTTTAAAAAAGGCTTTCTTAAATAAGCCCATAATAGTTCCGCATACAAATCAGTAGGCGAGCCACCTTCGGGAGAAAATATAGCTATCTTCCAATCTGAAAAAGTTGCTAGATTTAATAGTATCTCATAGATGATTGAAGTCTTACCAACGGCGGGACTTGCAATAATAAATGTCATACTTCCTTCTTTAATAGAATACTTTTTATACAAATTATCGAAACCTGCGTGTTTCCCACGCTTTAAACCATTAACTCTAAGGTCATCTAATTGAGTTTTACAATCTCCTATTCTGTGTATAAAATCATTTGACGGTCTGCTTTCTTCTAAATTTATATTCTGCATATTTTATTTGCTTTTTCTAAACAGTTTTCGAAACCGCATAGTTATTTTTACAAGTTTATAAAACAAATGTTTTTCATCTCTCGTCATGACATCTTCATTTTCAACACCATCTATTCTTAGAGAGGCTTTAGCAATCATAAGTTTTATAGTTTCATATGTGTTTCTTTTTGTTTCCATAATCTTTATATCTGTGCTTAAACTATCAGAATCTATAATTGAATCACTATCTCCTAATATATTTAAAATATCATCAAGGTCTGTGATTTCGCTTTGTAATTCAATAGTAAGCATATTAACTAATCTATCTTTTTTATTCATAATTTTATAATAATAATAAATCCGCTATATCTGCCCCGTCGTATATATCTGCTTCTTCCATAATGGTATTAACAGTTATACCTAAAGGCTCTAATTTGTCTTTCCATATTTTATATCCGCCTTTATCAGGTATAGCTTCGACATCGAATCCTGATAAAACCTCTAGCTTCTTAGCACTTAAATTACTTAACCCACCACTAGCTAAAAATATTGATTCGGGATAAAATAATGATGCTATTAAGCAAGTTTTCTCGCTCTCAACTAAATATATATTTTCGTCATTATAACCCCTTAACAAGTGTTCGCCAAATAAACATTGATTAAGATTGAATTCTCTAGTACATAAATTATGACTCCAATAAATTCTACTATAAGGCTCTTTTACTCTCTTGCCTTTATTGTCGTAGTTTATTATCTTGCCAGTTCTATATCTACCTTTGATATCTATTTGATAAAAGACTGTTGATTTTTCCCACTTGCAATCAGTTGACCTCATTTTATATTTTTCAAAGACATTTATTACTTTTTCTACGGGAAACTTTTCGATAAGGTAATCGAACAATCTATCTCTATATCTATCAATAAATATATCTCCGTTCCTCAAGTAGCTAGGTTCTATCTTTTTATATTCAAATACTTTATGTGATACAACTTCATTTTTAGTTGGAGATTTATGGTAGCCACAACTCAATTCAGAATTGCACCTACCAAAATCATCTCCTAAATGGTTTCCGTCTACGTCAATATATCTAGCAAAGTTTTTCTTCTTACCACAACTAGGACAAGTATATCTTGTATTCATGCCTTTATATGGTTCTAATCTATATTTGTAGCCTTCCATAACTATTTAATTAAAATGGTAATCCATCGTCATCGTCATCAGTAGAAACATCGTTAGACGCCACCTGCTGATTTCCACCGCTTCCAAATAAATAAGCTTTACCACTAGACTTTAAATAGTTCTTAGGTGCTTTAGCCTCTCTCTCTTCCTTAGTCTGTCCTTCAACAACGTAGTGAGTGTTTCCGTATTCGTCAGCTTCTTTTCTTTCCATTACAGAAAAATTGTAATAGTGACATCCGTTAGCGTGAACTTTAACTCTTGACTTGTCAATTGATTTCAAGTCGATACTGCAATTGATAATTGTACTCATAATACTTTTTTTTTAATTGTTTAAATCTTTTTTTAATTCCTCGTGTAATAATCCCATGACATTAAAAAGTAAAGCGCATAAGTCCCTTCTTTTATAATCATCAAAATTACCGTACGTTTGGTTCTTCCATACTTCCATGAAATGTCTAAACATAGATTTCATATATTGGTCTTTAGGTATTCCTTTTTTCCAATTACCTGAATCTCTGAGTTTTCCATCTTCTAAATATCTCATGTCATTCATATAGACCGCAAATTCATCAAGCACTAAAGGGGATAGGAAACCGTCGAAATCTAATTTTCCTTCGTCCGAGTTTCTACTAGCTCCACTATCAAACACTCTTGATGTATTATCTTTAGTAGGTTTAATTACTTGTTCGTCATTAACTTCAATATCATTTACTTCTTTTAATGGCTCATCTAAATCGCCTGAAAAACTATAAATAATCATAACTTATTATTTTTTAGGATTTAATGTTTCAGATACATCTTCTGCGGATTTCATATCTGCAATATTCTCAGCATCTTTTAATGCTTTAGAAACTACTGTATGATTAGCGTTTTTACCATACTTAGGTAATTGCTTTCTAACCAAGTCTAATTGACCGTCAGTAACGTATTTTAACATAGTGTCTTTTATAGCACTTGTTAAGCTCTTAGCGGGCGGTGGTGATTGTGTTGAAGCATTTGGTTGTGTAGCTTTGTTTCCATCATCATCTTTGTCGATAGATAAACCTAGAACTGCACCTACCGCATAACGCATCATGTAAGTAATTACACTACCTCTATCTTGAGGCGTGTCCTTGACTGACTTCATGTAGTTAAGAGATTGAAAATACTCTCCGCTAGAATGCGAAAGTCTTGTTACTAAACAATTATCTCCAATAGGGAAATGATTTATAGTTAAACCTGAATCGTGCATAGGTTGTTTAATGTCCTTTAATATTGTTGGTAACGACGCGTAGTCACTCCTAAAAAAAGGATTCTTCGAATCTTTATCAATAACACCGATTTTGTTATTGAAGTTTAATAAAGCACCAACTATTTTAGCGGTACTATTTGACGCGGTAAACACGTCGGGATAAATTAATTGTTCCATCTTTTGTTGTTTTTAGAACGGTTAATAAATGATTGCTAATTTTTCCGAGTTCGGAATTTGTTTAAAATGATAAGAATCACAAATATAGTTAAATATATGTTATTATTTGTTAATAATATGTTAAAGTTTGCTCTTATAGTAGGCGTTACCTACTACTCCAGTACCATCGTACTCTGAATAAGTGTACCATATACCATCTTCTAATACATTCTTCGGTAAGTCCCAAGAGCAAGGTACTTCTACCGTATGCTTCTCGAAAGGAACTGAAGTATCTCCAAGTGGTTTATCATAAATTAAGTTACCACCACCTTCTAAAGTTACATAAACATTATCATCCAATACTCCACGTATGATTACTTCGGCATTGCATCCTATTATATTCAGATATCCATCGCCATATATATTTCCGTCTATCACTGCATTAGTAGAGCTAAATGAAAGGGTTCTTCCGTTAGATAAATTAATATCTCCTGCAGGGAATGTCACCCAAGTACTAGGTTTCCATATGCCTGTTAATGTATCTAATTTAGCGCATCCATGAATTGTACCTGCAATAGTATCTACACCCATCCAATCAATTAACATAGGGTTATAAATACTATTGTGAGGAACTCCAGATGAGGTGTTTTTACTATAAATACTTTTAGACGTCCTCTTACCTGTTCTTTGTTTGTTCGCTATCTTAGTGCAATCTTTCTGACAATCAGTCATTATTCCAATAAGTAAAATCGCTAATAGTATTGGTGTGATTAATTTTAATTTTTTCATAATTTATAAGTTTTCTTTAAAGTGTTTACATCCATGATTCGTGTGTCATTATCTTCATTGCTATTACAGCGAAAAACATCAGAAGGATAATAGCTGATACCATTTTAATAAAATAAATAAAATGTTTTTTGTCTAGTTTCATAATTTTAAAAATAAGGGATTGGACATTCTGAGCGAGATGTTATATCTTTGCATTTCGCTTGAATTAAATATAATGCTTCTTGCATTTGTTCATTAGTCTGAAAATAGTTACCACTTTTAATTTGTGCTTCCCATTGGGCGTAATCTATTTCATACTGCGCTCTAGCATCATTCGCTCTTTCACATGAAAAAACAAATGATGAAGGTACGTCGTCTTTCGTGCAACTCATACCTAGTATAAGTATTGCTAATAAAAATAAGTTTCTCATCATTTTAAACATTAAATTCTTTTTTTAATTTTTTAATTAACGCATCGCAAGCGTCCTCTCTTACAAGATAGTAAACTTTATCAGGATTCTCGTCATGAATTTCTTCGCTTACATCGTCCCAAACAGACCAAACTACATCATAATTATTAATAGTCCAATAATCTTGACCTTCGTATAAAGGGTATTGTTTACAAGGAACTAAGCAGTTAGGATATTTACATCTATTATTTTTAGAACATGAGCCTGCTTCTCTCTTAACGCCATCTTCAGAACATTCAACTCTAACAAATTCTAAATCATAAACTCCTGCATAGTAGTTATTAATTCTTCCACTAGAACTAGGCTTATGCGGTGGTTCTACGTGCAGAATAACATCTCTGTTGCCTCTGAAGCTTTTTATTTCATCTCCTATGGTTAAAAATTTCTTTGTGACTGAGTGCATAATAGCTACTTCTTTTCCACTGTAATCTACGAACTTTCTCATAATTCTGTATATGTTTTAATTAATTCATGAATAATTCTTTGTTTAGGTAAAGCTACTACTTTACGCGGGTTATCTAAATTTACTAACCAAACTCTTTCTGATATATCTAGTTGCATACTAAAGTCTGCTAGTATCTTAAATTTTGAGTATTTAGAAACTACATCAATTTGTTCTAGTGCGTCATACACTGAATCTAATTGGTGAAACAAAATCATTAAATCTGTTTTTGTTAGATTGTCAAAAAATTCATCTGCTTTTTGATAAGCATACGCATATCTAATAATCTCTTTAAATCTTTTTGTTACGTCATTTGCTTCCATATTTATCTATTTATTAATGCACCTGAAACGTGCGGTATTGTTTTATATTCTATTCGGCTACGTAAGCCATTCTTATATGGTTTTAAGCGAGTTTCCATGAACTCTAGTAGTTCGGTATAACTTAACTCTTTTAACTCTCTTAAAACGCTTAATTGTAAGCTATCTAAATTAGCTATTTTTTTTCTCTCAATTTCGGATAGTATTTTTTCGGTATCAGTTTTCAATCCAAGAATCTCTAAACAATATAAATACAACTGTTCATTGTTATCTTCGAGTACATCGAATTGCCATCTTTTTAAACCATGCAATACTTGAGCATGAGAACGGTTAACCATTTCTCCTATTGGAGATAATTTTCTATTAGTGTTCGCTCTAGCTATTTTATAATACACCATTCTTGAGTAAACATATTCGCTTCTTCTACAATTTGACGATATATCTAATCCTGTAGCTGAACATACTACTTCAAAAATATCTTTTAATGTTAAATATTCCATTTTTCTTATTATTATATTATTTGTATATTTAATTATTACTGTATTCTATATGCGCAACTTTTGCACTATTGGTTTTCTTATCATTTTAATAGCTTTCCAATTTGGAGTAATTACTCTTTTCTTCTTTATATTACCGTAAGGGTATGTTATTTTTGAAACTATTAAATCTTTATCTATTAACGATTTTATTGTGTAATTTATTGTTCTTATTGATACGTTAGTGAATCTAGCGATTGAATCATTGGATTTAACATAGACATTCTTTCCTTTTGATAGTGATACAATGTCTGCTAATATTAACTTCTCAGTGATAGTTAAATCAGCAAACAAAATATCATTATCTATCCATATACCTATCTGCTCATGTTTAACCATTGGTTTCAATAACTTTACCATTAGCAAGGTCTACGACATAAGGCTCTCTTGAATCCTTAGCTGACTTAGTAGCTTCAATAATACTTCTAAAGGTATAACCTGCCATACATAAATATCTTCCGTCATCTGTTATGTACGAACAAATCGTCATGGTTGGTTTATCTACAATATCCACCATAGCGTACGATACTCTTAAATTAGTATCAATATAGCCATAATACGGATTAATACTTTCAAACACTTCGTAGGTTGGGACAAAAAAGCGGTGAATCGTGTCATTTTTATAGACTATCGAATCTCTCGACATGACGTGGTCTGTGATTGAGTCTGTAAGATTTTTTAAATCTTTTTTCTTAAAAATTTTCTTCATAATATTTTATTATCTATTGTTCCTATTAATTCTCTTAATTCACTTTTCTCTAGTGTGAAATTAAAGCCTTCAACCGTAAGGTGAAAGTAATCCTTACGGTCAATAATCGGCTTACACACAAATCTTTTATTCTTCTTCATTTTTATCATATGTTTTTAAAACATCTTCAGTTCCATCTGAAAATCTTTCATAGGGGTTATAATCGTAATCCATACAGTTATTGCAGTATGGTAAGTTCCAGTTATAGTCAAATGAAGTTTGGCAACCACACACAGAACACTCTCCATCATGTGAAAGGTTCTCAGTGAAATCACTATCTCCCGAGACAATGTATGAACCCCAAGCATTACCATTTCCTTTAGAGTCATAATACCCAGTATTATAGGCGTCTTCTCTATCCATTTCGTTAACTTCTCCGTCTATATACGCCACCCTAATAATATCTCTAAATAGTATTGATGTTAAAATTAATTCATCTATAACAACATATTCCCATTTACTATGAGGTTCATAATATCCACAACTAAAGTTAGCCATAGCAACCTTTAAACCGTTGTGCGCTAACTGCATTACGTCGGTCATGCCTCCATCAGTTATGTGTCTGTGATAATTATTTAAAGTATCCTGTATCTTAGCTAAGAAATCAATACCAAACATCTCTGTATAACATATATCAGATGCAACGTCAGAATATCCTCTCCTATCTGCTTGCAATACAAAGCTAACATCATCAAAGAAAGCCATATCAGCTACTTGACTACCTTGACATCCAATTTCTTCATCTACAAAGAAGGCAATTTTAATATCTGTATGTATCAATAAGTTATCTAAGCAGGTGTAAATACCACACTTGTCATCTCCACCAATACCCGTATTATCTCTAGCAGATTTATCAATAGCAAAGAAATGTACATCATTATCTAATACTGCATAATCTTTATCAGGTATTATATTATGTACTGTATCTATATGTGATACTATGCAAGGATATGTTAGCGCGCTACCTCTGCGGACATAAACGTTTCCCCACTTATCATCATACATTCTAATTGTACTATCACTTAACTCATTAATCCAATTCATAATGAATTTTCTCATTGCATTTGTATTGCGACTTTCTGCTTGAACACTAAAAATTTCACGCATAAGATTCTTTCTACTATCTCGTTCTAATTTAGTTATCTCTAGTTTTGGAATAAGTACTTGAGGCTTTTCATATAATGCCCCACCACCAAAGGTAGTATAACTATTTTTTACTTTTTTATTTTTTCCCATTATTACTTTATTTAAAATTTTATATATATATTGTACATAGATACTCTAACTGCCAACCACTGTATATGTAATCATTATGACTTGAGTACGTATTGTCAACCCATGCATTAGGGTTTTCAACAAATAGTTTTGCCGATGAAAAATCCTCATCTTTATCTTTCCAACCCTTAAAATTATCATCTAGCCAACCACCTAACTCATCAGCGCATGTTTCTAATGTACCTGCGCAAAGTTCACATGTTCCACCTTCGTAGTATTCAATTACCTTGTATATTCCTACTGTTTTTCTTAATTTCTCCATAATTTATTATTAATTTATTTTCCGAGTTCGGAATTTCTACCATTCATCACATCCATCATCATCATCATCATCATCATAGTAATCATCAACAGAAAATCCACCACCAGTATCTCTAGCTTCTAATCTACCAAACGCTTCATCATTTCTAATTACATTAGTATCACCCCATGCAAAAGTGTCCATGTATGGTAATCTATTATAATCAGACAAATCACAATGAACTTCAAAAGTCTTACCTGAAGATTCTTCAGTTACAGGGTGTACGAATGAATAACAGTCAGAATAAGATTGATATCTTTTTCTCCAATACATATGTTTTTTAGCCCATTCAAAAAATAATTGGTAAGCTTTTTCAGATGAATAAATCCTATCCATTACTTTAGTTTTTTCATCATTTTCAACATCGTAACAGTCCCATAGTAAAGCACGACCTATTATTTCGTGAGTTTCTTTATGTTCTAGTACTAATATTTCACAATGGTCTTCATATATCTCAAAGAAATTTTCATCAGCACAAGATTCATATTTCATACAAGATGAATCAAGAGAACCCGTGTCCATATTTTGATCATAATTAGAACCTCTATACTTCTCTGTAATATCAGAACCTTCATAGATTACAAACTCATAATCATCAAAATTACTTGATAAAATATTGACCGCTTTCTTGATTCTTTCATCATCAAAATCATTAAAGCCAACGGACTTCATTAGCTTCTTTATGCCTTTGCCTAGCTTTATCTTTACTCTACTACCTTGATACATATAAGTCATATACTTATCGTCTTCAGTGGTTTCAAAATTGCAATATGTATTTGGGTGAACATAATCTACGTATTCCCATTCTCTAAATACACCACGTAACGACTTATTTATTTGATTAGAACTTAACCATGCTTTAGGATAACTAGACTGCGCAGTTGATGTTGGATATATGTCTTTTCTCGCACAGTCTCGAAAAATATGAAACTTATCTTCAAATAATAAATCATGTAAACACTTTCTAATAGAATTCCATATCGCTATTGAATCATAATCTGAAACTAAATTGTAAGAATAAGGATATACTTCATAACAACTTCTATCATCATGTAAAAGAGCTTTATCAAAATAATCATTACCTCCTCTAGTTCGTCCATAGTTCTGATTAATGACAAAGAAACTTCTACCAACATAACCGAACAATGCATTAGGACTTAGTACTGTTTCATTATAACAACCTTTATCAATTCTATTTTTACGAACATCTTGGTCTAAAAATTCTTTAATGTGTTCCTTGAATTCTCTAACAAATCTTCCTTGAAGTTTACCGTCTTTCTTTAATTTAAAATCAAAAACGGTTCTTTTGTCATCATTTTTAAAATACTTTCTAATTTTTGTTTCTGTTGCTTTCATGATATTTGTTTTTTGTGTGTTTGTGTTTTTTCCGAGTTCGGAATTTTTAATCAATCAATTCAATTTGGGCATCTCTCCAAAAACCAATTGGCATACCCTTGTCTATTAGAATATCTATTCTTTTTGTAAATCTTTTATTCATCTTATCCATTACGGTAAATATGCCGTCGTATTTCGTGCCTTTTAAGCGCACTTTAGAACCTTTAGGGTACTCGACTAGCAAATCTCTACTAACCGCGATAATACGGTGCTTAAAATGGCTACCTGTACCTAAGTAGAACATAAAGGCTGTGTGTAAATAGTCAGCGTTACATTGTTCAGGTACTGCATGATAAACAGAGGCTATAACTTTCGTTTGTGACTGTGTACTAAACATACTGAATAATACAATGTAAAAAAATATCTTTCTCATATCTTTATTACTTAAAAGTTTTCAAGTTGATAGTCTACTATAAATTCTGAATAGTCGTCTTCGCATTCTCTTGAGCAAAAACCTAATTCATATTTAGGAGTATCTTCTACATCTATGTCATTTCCACAACATATACATTGTTTTTTAGGCGGTCTTAAATCATTTAATTTTTTCATAATATCAGATTAATTTAATTTTTTATATTTATTATTATAGTTAGATAATAATCTAGCTTCTAGTACGAGCGCTCGCGACGTTCTTCTCTTGTGAACAGGTAATACAAACTCATCTAAAGTTATTTTAGTTAGTATCATCTTTTGATTTGGTGTTAATTGATATCCTTCCCAAAGAAGTTCTTTTCTTTTATCAAATATTATTTTTCTACTATTCATGTCTTTTACGTTTAAAACAGACCACTGAGTCGACGATAATCATCCCTTCCCCCAAAGTTTAAGTTACATCGCTCAGTGTTTCTACGTCTATTTAGATTACAGTTTATCTAAGAATTTATATATCTCTTCTTTTCTTGTATCAAAGAATCTGTATATTGCAATTAACCACAACAAAAGTATTGTGATAGATGCAAATCTAACTGTCAATAATACAACTAATAAAAATAATACTGTAATCGCGAAAATCTTTAAATCTTTCATGTTCTAAAATTTATAATTAGTACTCCCCAAAGGAATCGAACCTCTATATCCACCTTGAAAGGATGGCGTCCTAGCCGTTAGACGAAAGGAGCAAGT